ATGCCGCATACTGAAGATATATACACTCTTTGTTATGCTTATACGCAATCATAAACCCTATATATTCATCATCTAAATCACATGTATATATAAAGTCGGGTTCATCTGTTTCTTTAAGATGCAGGTTACCACAGAACTCTTCATATGGTGTCTTAATTACATTAAGCTCTTTCATTATTTACCGAAAATTCTTCCCATCCAGTCGCCCTGGCTTCTTCTCAGCTGGTTATAATCAAACTCCTGTTGTGATTTAAACTGTGCCTGTTGCTGTTGTGTTGATACATCAAATTGCCTCTGAGCTTCAGTTGCCATGTCTTGCCTCTGTGCCAGCTCTTTGTATCTGAACAACCTGTCAGACTGCTCTTTATGTGCAGCTGCAAGTTCTGACTGAAGCTGTTGGTTTCTGGCGGTTTCACCAAAATTAGTATTAGCACTAAACCGTTGCCTGGCAGCAGTCTTTGCAAGTTGCTGTTCAGCCTGTGGACCCAAGCCTCCTGTCATTGTTGATTTATACTCTTCTTGTAATCCTAATCCTGCCATTTATTATATCCCCCTTTAATCCTTCAATCTTAATCTACTTAATTCATAAAGACCGCTAACCCAGAGCGGCTCAAATCCTATTGTCTCATCATCAGTGCTGATTGTAAACTTCAACCTGTGAAACACATGGCTTCCCCATGTAGAGCCAGCCACACTACTGGCTGGCATTGTTGAATCATACCCTGACTTGGAAGGAGAAAGGGTAACTGTTTTCCCTGTCTGGTTCATATCACCATAATGTGTTACTGTAACCGTACTGGAGGTTGTTCCTTTGGCCACCATGACCAACCTAATATATCTTATTACGCTCTCTATATTTATATCAGAAGAAACAGGTAAATCCCCAAGTTCAAACTCGTATGTTATAGACCCTCCATCTCCCGTAAACGCAGTTCCGTTTTCCAGTCTCTGTAGGTATCCAGAACCAGTTGCACCATAACTGTAATGTGCACCGCTTGTGGTAGAAACATCAAGCCCGCATTGTAATCTATTACTACTGCCCCTGTCAATCTCAAACCACTTCTGTCTTCTTAGATCAAACACCAACTCCTTGTCAAGTGTAGTAGAAGACCCTGATGCAAATAACCAGTGGTACTCATATTCTCCGTTTGTGTTATCCCAGAACCCATAACTATCTGCCACCTTACTAAGGTTTATAGATTCCGATTTTGTCTGGTCAAAATAATTACTTATAGAAGCAGAGACTATATGTACAGACGAAGCATCGTACATCATTATGCCGTTTGATGATTGCCACATAACAATCTGTTGTGATTGTAAAGGGGCAAACTCCAGCCCGACAGGACTTGCTTTAAATGTATACGGAGCAGAACACCCAACATTATTATCCACCTGTGTAATAGTCCAGTCTTCTGGGCCTGTTCCAGTTAGCAGATACATAGCACCTGCCTTTGCTATTAACAGGTTACTTGTTACGCCTATATTAATATTAACAAATATCTCAGCAGCAGCAACTACCTCAGTGTCATCCCCAAAAACAAGTCCGTCTCCTGAATCTGAACCTGAAAAACTATTAAGGGTTCCAAGGGCAGAAACTATACAACTGTTTTTTCTATCAGCCTGGTTACCAAACAGGAAAGTTCTTCCCTGTGCATATAAAGGGAATGTATACCTTCCAAGTGGTTTTTGCACTGGTATACCTGACAAGTGATAAAGAAGAACATCTGAGGTAAAACCCTGACTCCATGATAGTTTATAATAAAACGAAGGGTGCTCCTTATTTACCTCTCTTTTAAATTCTGTATTTTCATCAACGGGATTCCATGTTATATATCCTGATTTAGCAAATGATATAGAATCAGAAGATGTACCATCGTTAACCGTTCCAACCGACACCCATTCCGTTCCATTCCAATATGAAACAGTAATAACTGTACTCGCAGTAGTGTTGGTATGATTAGGTATTAACTTACAATTAAAGCCTTGTTGCCTTTCAATAAATCCACACAATATATATTCAGTAGATAAAAGGCTGTCCATAATAACGTAACTTGATTCATCCCCGCCCGTGGAATCTTCATATGTATAACTATTTGAAAAAACATTTGTTGTATTATCCTTATATACACTATCTTCGTATAACTGAATAGATGATGATGACCTGAGTAATCCATCCCAGAAATCCCTCAACTTTTGAAACGGTTCAATTATATACATGGAAGAAATAGCAGTGGCAGCATCTGCATCTGTTATTTCTATTTTATACCAATATCCCAAAACGCCATCTACTATCTTTTGCCTCGCAATATCCTCTGTTGAGTCAAATGTAATGGTTCCTGATTGGGCCAGGGGAATACCACCAGAAGCTGTATTGTCAGTAAGGTTAGTAACTGCTGTCCACTCATTAGTAGAACTCCAGTAATAAACACTTAATGATCCTGTAGACGTATTGGCATTTGAAACTGTAAAATTAAAACCAGATAAAGGCAATATACCACCAACCCTTATATTAACATCAGCCGTTGCTGTACTGTACGCACTAGCTGGAACATCAAAGTCCGTGGTAGATAGTGCTGTATTAGTTAATCTTACTTCATCTAAATATCCATTAAGAGGTTTAGTTGTACTTGTGCCGTCATGTACTGCCCCTACAAACACGGTTGAATCATAAGCTACTACAGATTCTGTTCTGCTTGCAGTGGTTACACGTGCCTTTGATATACCCCCAACAAATATATAATAATCATTTCCATTTTCAAGCACACGCACATGTGTCCATGTTGTTGCAGATATAACACTATTAGGTGTGGACAAATTCACTATAGAGCTAATTACAGAACCACTCATGTTTACATCAGTGGTTGTTATTGTTGTTGCTGAACTTGAAACTACATATCCATTAGTTGCTGCACCCTTTGTAACAGCTGTAATTGTTATAACAGCACCATCCGCAGTTGCTGTGTAATTAGGAGATGATGTATTGGCAGTTATATTACTTGCTACATTTGTAGCTGTAGTACTGAGGTCGGTATCAAAAGATTCAGCACCAGACATTATAGCCACGCTATTTACGGTTATACCATCTACAGAACCAGCTCCACCTGAGTTAAGAGTGACTGTTCCTGTTGCAGCCGTTGGTGCACATATCTGTAAGTGAGCAGCACCGTTTGTATCAATAAACATACGGGTATAATCCTCAGTGCCCCCGCTTTTAGCCTGAGAAAAGAGTCCGTGATCTGCACTTAAATTGTTTAAATAAACCCATCCTTCCCATGTCCATGTACCGCCCGATAGTACGAAGTCAGCATCATCTGGGGCCGTAACCCAATCGCCTGTTCCGTCCAGCTGAAGGCTGGCAGTCCCAAACTTCTTTATAGCTGTGTCAAGCTTTGCATTACCAACTGCTGTCATTGTATGGGCCGTGGTGGGAGAACTGTCTGTTATTGTTGTAGATTCATCTGAACCATCACAATGTAACAATAGCTTAGTCTCGCTACCTATACCCAATACACGTTTTAATGTGGCCACATTAGATGAATCAGTCAGTGTGTTTTGAACCTGTTCAGTATAATCATAAAGAAATGTACCGTTAGGATCATAGACTGTAAAGTTTGATACCCTTGCCTTGTCACCACCCCATACCATTGTTTCCGCACTATTACAATAAACAACTCTACCTAGTGAACAATTACTAAACCTGCCCTTACCTGCACCAGAAGCATCTGTGTGCAATGCCGTTGCATTAAAGTCACCAGTATTAGGGATGGTTGTGTCGTTCCTGAATACCTTAGATTCCGTCTCTGCACTGTTATAAGTTTGTGCAAGTATATGCTGGCTTGATTCTTTATACTGGTGTACATGCTTTATCTTTGGGTGTGTGGACAGGGCCGTTGAGTTTATTTTAGTCATACCCCTTATACCACGAACCCCATTATCAGTATAACGGAGGTTTTTTAAACTCTTGAAATTATCAATGGTAGTGGCCTTTGTTTGTGTGTCACCAACACCAACCGTAACAATACGTGATGAATCAATAGATGAAAGAAGCCTTCCTGTTAACCCAAGTTGAAACGGTTTTAATTCCTTGTCTGTTTTTTTTGTTGTTCCCTTTGATGTTGTCTTTGCCATTATCAGTCCCTAGCTAACATATTAACCCTGACTTTACTCCTAATGAGTGCCTTATCAACACCATGTTTACCTCTCCTCATCTCCGCATCAGCCATCTGATATAATTTATCAGCAAAGCTAGGCTCTCTATCTTTATATTTAAACAACCATGCTGCATATTTAACAGTGGCTAAATCAAGATGCTGTGGATACCTGAATGTACCAAAATTAGAATATACAGGGGCTGGTTTCTGTACGTAATAAAATGTTATTGTGTGTCCTGCCGTACTTGGGGGAGGGTTTA